TCTTTAAATCACCGTCATACTTCTGTTTTTCTTCTTTTTCCAGCTTTTCTAGTTCATTCTTTATCTTCAAGATTTCAGCCCATTCTTTCTCGCCTAACGCAACATTTTTAAATTGCCGCAAGAACTCAACCTTTAAGGCATATTCTTCTTGGCTAATTAACTTGCGCTGACGGTATTCAGCTAAAGCCTTGTGTATTGCTAATCGTTGCTTTACTTGTGCTTCTTTTTTAGCCCGTAATCTGTCTTTGGCTAATTGTGTTGCTACATCCGTTCCGTCTTTTTGGAACGCTTCTACTTGTTTTGTTAATGACTTGGCACTTTCCCTAGCTGAATCAAGGCTGTCTGTAAGGGTTTTAACATCCACATTATTTGCCTGTAATCCAATGTGCAATAAACCCAACCACCGAACTAATGCCTGATACGACCATCATGCCGACCCAAAACCCACCACGACCTTTATTGGCTAAAGCAAGCAGCTCTTCCATGCCTTCTTCTAGCTTATCTACTTTGGCAGTTAGGTTATCAACCTTTTCCCAAAGTTGGCCGTATTTTACTGGGTCGATTTCAAAAGACATAGTTTAAATTGCTGGTTTAGCTTGGTTAGTAATTAAAACTGTTCCATCCCAAGTAAAGCCAATTTGGCCTTCGCCAATTTCCTCGGTTAAAACATAATCTGTTTGGTCTGAATTTAATTCCCAAACCATTGCTGGAGTAGTAGCTTGAACTAACATTGTTGCATCGCTAGGCGGTGTCCAAGTTTGTGTATTTCCATCCCAAACACAAACATTAATTACAACATTTTCTTGAATAATTAAATAATTTTGAGTTGTCATTTTATTCTCGATTAAAATTCAATTAAAACTGCACCAGCCGCACCTGCGCCACCTGCTCTAGCCAAACTATTAGTGCTAATAGCGCCACCACCGCCGCCACCATAATTGCGCCCAACGCTTCCAGCGCCACTAGCATTAATATTCATTGTTCCAACTGCTAAACCACCACCACCCATCATTGAATTGCCGCCGCCGCCACTAACTGCAACAGATGAATAAGCATCACTACTAAACCCTATTGGCCCACCACCGCCACCTATATTTAAATCACCATTAGAACCAATTCCGCCAGTTCCATTGGTTGGAATTGCGGTGCTTTGCGCACCACCAGCACCGCCGCCAGTTGCAGAAATAGTTGTAATTGATTGTGTTCCCGATGCAACTTGTGATGTTCCACCAGCACCACCAGCACCGCCAGAAGTATTACCAGCAGTTCCGGCCGCACCGACCGTTACTGCTAATGTGTTTAATGGTGTTAAACCTGTTAAAAATTTAATTGCCGCACCACCACCACCACCACCGCCACCACCGCCAGCAATACCAGTATTTGCGCCACCACCACCACCGCCACCACCTACAACAGTAATTTTTATTGCAGTTATGCCATCAGGTATAGTAAATGTTCCGTTGCTAGTAAAGACTTGACCTTTACCGCCAACAAAAGCAGAAGCCTGCGTTGTTCCATCAGTAAAAGTAATTGAAGGTGCGTTTCCGTTAATAATTGTTGGCATATTAGACCTCTTGTGTAGGTTCTGCTGTAGGTTCAGCAGGGGTTTCAACTACCTCAGCAGGCGTTTCCGCAGGTGTTTCCGCTTGTGCGGCTACTGCGGCATCATAAGCAGCTTGTTCTTCTGCTGTGTACTCTACTTGAGTAGTTGTGCCAGTTGCTAGGTCTACTACGATTCTGTGTGTCATGATTTAGCCTTCGTATTGAATGTTAATTGTTCCAGCGTCAAAAGTGTCTGTGCCGTTAACTGTAGTGATGCGAAGTTGCGTAAGAGTGTCAGACAAAGTTTTATCACCGCCACCAAAACAAGAGTTTGTTGTGCTAACTTTACCTGAATGAGATGAAATCCAAATGTTACCGTTTAGGTTTGATATAACCATTTGTGCGCTTATTGTGTTTGTTGCTACCGTAGAACGAATAACAAATCCAGCCGTGCTAGTAGATAGTGATGTTGTATTAGAATCGCCAGCAGTTGAGCCAGTAGAATTATATCCAGTGTTTTCAATTCCACCTGAATCACCAATTTGTATTAATGGTGGTGATGTTCCATTAGTTGATACACCAGCAAACATTACATTAATTCTTTTTGCCCAAGATGGAATTCCAGTAAAGTCAATGCTTGTGCCACTTGTACTTGCAACAGCAGTACCTTGAACAATAGTTCCTTGAATATTTGTTGCAGTAACCCCTGTAGAAGCTACTGTTAAAACCGTAGTTCCGTTACTTTGTACTTGAACAATACCACTTGTATCGGCTGTTTGAATAAACCCTGAACTGGTGCTTGCATTTAATGTGACTGCCATGATTTATCCTATTCGTAAAGAATGTTAATTGAGCCAGCATCGAAGGTGTCTGTACCGTTTACTGTAGTAATTCGTACTCGGTCAAGAACATCGGATAGGGTTTTAGAACCTGATGTAATCATTGCGGTACTTGTTCCAGTAGCAGCAAATGAACTTGTCACAGACCAAAGGTTAGCCGATACATTTGTTAATACAAAAGAACCATAAATAACTGCGGAAGCATTTGCTAAAAACAAATTAAAGCCAGTAGCTGACAAAGCAGCGCCACCTGAAGCATTGTTCCAAGTAAAACCGTTGTACCCTGAAGTTTCTATGCCACCTGAATCGCCTAATTGTATTTGTGGGTTAGATGTTCCGCTTGTAGAAACGCCAGCAAACATTACAGTAATACGCTTTGTCCAAGATGGAATTCCAGTAAAGTCAATGCTTGTTCCTGATGTAGAAGCTACGGCAGTTCCGCTAACTATTGCACTATTCACATTATTAGCAACAACTGTGCCTGTGCCGACTGGTAATGTTAAAACGCTAGTACCAGCTACCGCTTGTTCTTGTAGCGTACAACTTCCGCTTGTTGAGCCTAATAAGACAATAGACATATATTTTCCTTTTAAAGTACGACCCAGCGACTATCACTAGGAACAGTAACCGATACACCTGAGTTTAGCGTAATTGGGCCAACACTTGATGCGCTTCTACCTACTGGAATTTGATAAGAAGATGTAACAGTTTGGCTGTTTTCAACGAATACTTGGTCGCCACCATTACCTGTTGCACCACCGCCAATTTGACCCCAAACACCTACTTTATATGACCCTACTACTGTTGCCGAGCCTGCTGGGTCTGTCAGCATGGTATAGGTAAAGCTAGTGGCATCTACTACCGTAATGCTAAAAGTACCATTATAAGCAGCAGGTGTAGCACCGCTAACCGTTACAAAAGTACCTGTAGTTAGGTTATGGTTTGCAGCAGTTGTTAGGGTGGCTGTAGTTGTTACATTAGTAATAGTGCTAATGGTTTGACCGTTGTAGGTCGTATAGCCTTCAAAAGTCTGTAATGTGGTGTTATAGCGTACCGAACCCAAGGCTGGGGTAGCAGAACGCTGTGCAGTTGTGCCGTTAGGTAGTTTTACTTGGCCTGTGCCATTTACCGCTAAATTGCCGCCTATTGTGGTATCGCCAGTAGCATTTAAAGTGTTATTTATAACAGTAGCACCTGCTACCGTTAAGGTAGAACTACAAACTACCGCACCGCCAAAAGTAGGGGTATTGAATTGGGCATAGTTAATTGCATCTGTATTGACAGTACCAGTAGCAAGGTTTGTAACCTTATTACTGTTCATGTTTAATGGCCCTGTCATTGGGGTTTGACCGTCTGCCGCTACTGAATCAGTAATAGCAGAAGCCAAGTCATTCATGGTGTTATTAGCCCATGAACTTGCAATAACTGTACCTGATACTACTGGATTACCTGCTGGGAGTGTATAAACCCCTGACCCGTTTCTACTCATTTATTGCTCCTTGAACGCCTTGTGTAGTTAGCATACGAGCCATGTTTCTTAGCTCTGCATCCGTTAATTTAGGAATATCCCGTGTTGCCCTGCCTAAACCATAAGCACCCATACCAACTAATCGTGGGCTAGTTAAAGGTAATGCAGCTAAAGCCATAGGGTTTACGGTTAAAGCACCGCCAGCACCAATACCCAATGCCGCACCTTGACCAGCCAAACCTCTAGGGGTAAATGAACTTAGGGCTTGACCTGCCAACGCTGGCATCAAATCTTGACCGCCTTGATTTTGCAATGCTTTTGCTAATTCCATGCGATAGCCGTAATTTGTATTAGCATTATTACGGGTCAAAGATTGCAATTTACGAATAGCGGTATCTGCTGCGCTTCTGTTGTTTAAAGACAATGCTCGTTCAATTTCACGCTCAAGGCTTAACGATTCTTCGTATGCCTTCATTGTTTTGGCATAGTTTTTATCTTGAGCAACAATGGTGTCTTTTACGGTATTGCGAACCGATGTAACAGCCCTTTGCACTTGTTTTTGCATAGGACTATCAGGGTACAAAGCATCTAAACGCTGTTTAAGGGCATCTAAGCCTTCTGCTGTATGCAAAGATGGGTCTTTTTGCCATGTTTTAACAACATCTTGCAGTTCTTCAACTTTGTTTATCTCTGCTGAACCAATCTTAAATTGGCTTCCAGTTGGCGTTTTAACTTTTAGGCTTTCAACAACATCATCTAATGAACTCTTAATTGGCGCAAAATCAAGTTTTGGCGGTGCTTTAGGCAATGGCTTGCCAGCCATAATTTCAGCACTTGGCATTGTTGATTGAATACCTTGTCTGTAGGCTTGGCTTCTAGCAGAACGCATATTAGAAAGCGCATCCTTAGCTTGGTCTAGCACATCCATTGCCGATACATCACCACGAATGTTTTGCAAAAAGGCTTGATTGCCTTCACGACCTGCTCGTAATGCTTGGGCAATAGATTCTTCACCTGCGCCTGTAGTTAAACCTAATCCTCTACGAATAGCCCCACCTGCGGCTTGTAATCCACGCCCAACAACGGGAATGGCAGTACCAATTGCTGTTCCTTGAGCTACATTTTCACCCATTTGTTGATACATTGGTGCGCCAGTCAAACCTGTTTCTTCAGGAATCATTGCGCCACTAGCTGCTCCTATTGCTGCACCTTGAATATAAGGATTAGCACGGGCAAAACTAGGAATCATTCCTGCGCCTTTGGCTATACCTGCGGCTGGCAATACAGCACCGCCAATGCGCCCACCCATATATGACGCTGGGTTAGCTTGGGAATACATTTCAGAATCTTGGGCTAAACGCTGAACAGCATTGCTAACACCGCCACGACCACCCGTAACCATTTGTGCGCCAGCCATTAAAGGATCAACTACTGAACGGGTAGCGCCTGCCATAAAAGATTCTAATGGCCTTGGTGTTTCTTGCACATTTAAACGAATACCACGCATCGGTCTGCCAACAGCCGCACCACCGCCAGTTTCAGCAAATTCTGATTGGGTTGGCTGTGGCTGTGCAGGGCGTAAGGAAATTAAACCTTCATTAGAAAGTTTAGTCATATCGCCAGCTTTTAACGCCAGCAGGTCAGAATCAGAAAGTTTGGATAAATCCATTCTTATAGTCCTCTGCGTTTTAATTCCGCATCAATAGCAGATTGGCTTGGTAATCCAGCAGGTTTGGGTGTGGCAGGCTGTCTTGGTTGTTGCCCAATAGCTTGTGCGCCTAGATTTGCACCACGACCTGCGGCAATACCAATATCTCGTTCTGCTTGTTCCCTTGCGGCAGCTTTTTGAGCAATTTGCTCAGGTTTATCACCAAATACAGGAAAGAATGTACGGTTGTTTCGTACAACTTCAGGTTCAGTTGCGGCAGCACCAGTTTTAAAGCGTAAATAGGCTTCTGACCATTGATCTTGAGCTTGTTTATATTGTTGTGCAGCAACAGGTATAAGTGGATTTGCAACGCCACCAGCCAACTTAACCGCAGTTTGGCTTTTAAATAATGTTGGGTCAAAACCTTGTGCTTCTAATGTATTTACTGCGTTACTAGCAGAAACCATCTGACTTTGGAAAGCAGAAGCCTTACCTTGGGACTCAGTTAAATCTTTGCCAGCACCTTTTTGTGTTTTATCAAATTCAAATTTTTCACGATCCAAACCTAATTGCGCTTGTTGGTATGGCGTAATTTGATTCTTAAAGTCATTAAACGAACCTTTAAATCCTTGTGCCTTTGCAAATTCAAAATTTTGCATATCAGTTGTAGGTTTAACTGGCTCTGGTAATGATCTTTGGATTAAAGTAGGCAACAGTTCTTTGCCAGCACCAAATCGAGATTGCAGGGCTAAGTTGGTAGCAGCTTGCAAATCAGGTGGCAAAGTCTGTGTAGCAACAGGCATAGGCACATTACCTGTGTATGGCCCAGCCATTTCAGTTTGCACATCACGGGGCTTTAATTGCTCCATAATTGCTTGCGTTTCTTGATCTTTGCCTTTGCGTAATTGTTCAGCCAAATCAAGCAATTGTTTATCGGCTTTTTCAGCCATGCGTGTGCCAGCATACATTTGCGCTAATGGCAGGATGTTTTGAAAAAAACTAGGGGCAACATAACGCCCACTAACCATTTGTCCTTGTGGCTGTTGCATGCCTTGTTGCATTAAAGCCTGCGCCATTTGTTGCTGGCGATTTAATTGTTGTTGTTGCCCTAAAATTTCGGGGGGTAGCCCACCAGTTAAGTTAATTGCCATATTCTTTCCTAATTATTTGGAAGTAATTGACCATAAGCTCCGACTACTGGCATATTGCTTACAGGTGAATTAAACCCCATGCCCGATTCTTGGGCGGCTAACATTTTGCTTTGAGGTGAATACATGTTCGTACCATACTGCTGTGAAATGTCGTATTGGGTCATTGGGTTGTATGTTCCCAAACCACCCATTTGAGCATCTTTCGCATTAACACCAGCTTGGTCAGGTTTGCCCTTACGCAACATTTGCGCCATAGCCATAGGGTTCATGCCACCGCTTTGCTGTCCTGTTTGACCAGCAGCTTGGGTTAATGCTTGACCTTGTTGCATAACGGCATTTTGATTTGCTTGTTGCGCTGCAATGTTTTGGAATACAGGGCTTAAACCACCAATATCTTGCACTTGTGGTTTTGGATTGCCCATTTGGGTCATAGCCAAATAATATGGATTGTAGTTCATAATAATAGTCCGTAATTAACCATCTTGTAACCGTTAGCATTAGTAATAACCGCTTCAGGTTTAACCATTTCAACTTCTTGCGCCATAACGCCAATGTGTACGCCATGCCCTGCAATGTCTTTAAACTCAGGCTTGTATTCGTATTCGTAAACTGGCAAACCATTAGGCAACCAATGGATTTGTTTAATGTTTTCTTTCATTCGAATGTCGGAAAAAGCCATAACTCCAGCACCGCCAAGTCCCATTAAACCTTGGTTAAAGTTTTGCTGGGCAGCCTGTTTTTGATTAAAGTCACCCATTGCAGCGTTGTATTGCATACCAGCAGCACCTAGCAAATCAGGGCCAGCCGTTGTTGCTTGCTGTGAAGAATTAACATAACTTGGTGCAGTTACTTGTGAACCAGTACGCAAGGCACTTAGCACATTCAATGGCTCGTTTCTGCGGTAAGCTAATTCATTAAACCCTTGCTGACGGGCTTGCAGTCCAGCTTGTAAACCTTGGGTTTGCGCCCCAAGCATCAAGTCGTTTTGCTTTTGGTCAAAGTTACGCATAGCACGGTCATACGCTTCTGTTCCGATTTGAATGCCTGAATTAGCCAATTGTTGTTCTAATCTTCCCCGACCTTGTTCCATTTGCGGAGCAAGTCTACGCATAATTGCGTCAGAATAGGTTTCGCTAGGGTTAATACCTACGCTTGCTAATTGACTTACATCAAACGGGTTTTCTAGTTGTTGCCCTACATATTCAAGACCTTTTGTACCAAGCTGACCTACGCCATAGCTTAATTGGTTTTGAATATCTAAAAGTTTTTGTTGTTCAGGGCTAAATTTTTGTGTAGCAGACCACATTGGGTTGCCATACTTATCTTCGCCTGACATGGTGTATTCAAGCGAACCATAAGGAGTATATTGATTTACACGGTTTGCTGCTGTAGCTTGTCTTGCTGCATCTAAGTTACCTTGCGCAGTAGCTTGTGCCGCAGCCGAATAGTTTGGCGCAGCAGGCGCACTTGGCGCAGGGCCTAAACCTAAAAATCCACCACCACCCATGTCAATCTCCCTTGTTAAGAGAGGATCGGATGTTAAGCCACCTACAATCCTCTTTACGCATAGCCATAATTACTAAATCCCCATCCATGTGAGCATCAGGTATTTCGGCTACCACTTTAAAACCAAGGTGTCGGTTTAGTCTAAGTGCATCTTCATTACTACCGCAAATTTGACCTAGTATAACCTTAACGCCTAAAACATTAAAGGGGTAATCGAATGCTGCCCACAATAAATCTCGACTCATCCAATTTACTTCACTTACTGCTGCAATGTGCATTTGGCAGGCATTTGGCATAAAACTGCAATAACCTATTACTGCTACCAAATTTCCGTCTATTTCCTGCCCAATACATACTGTTTCTTCGGGTAGTGGGTGGTTCATCATACGAACCAGCCAGTTCCCCATGTACTTTTGATTTTCAGTAGTAACAGTCCTCACAAGACCCCGCCACGCTCCATTACAAAATCGGTACTTGCCCAGCGTACATCAATATCTTGCGATGCAATATTTAAAATAATGCCTGCTGCATAACCTATTCCAGTTACACCTTGCCATTGTTTAGATATGGTATTTCCACCACCCCAATCCGCATCATCCCATGTAGAAGTGTCCCAAATACCAACAGAAACTAAAGCTGGGTTAAATGTAACCTGACCAACATTGTTTTGGGTGTCAAAATCGGTGTTAATACCGCATAAAACAGTCGGTGTGCCGTTATCAGTAAATAGGATAGGGCGTACCATTGTGAAGCGTTTTAACTGCCCCCTAGCATCAAAATAGCTATATGCTTGCTGGCAAGAAGCCTTAATGTTGGTGTCGTTATCTGACAATCCATCCCAAAACCTACCAACAAAGCCATTGCCACCAAAGAACATATCTTCGTCATAGACTTCAAAGCAAGTAGCGTTTATGCCTGAAAAATTAGCCCAAGCCTTAGTAATATTGTGCATTACAAACTGTTGCTGACCGCCAATAACAGGAATGTTGAATATCAACATATTCTGCTTGGCGTAATAGTGTATTTGCCAGCCAAATTCGGTGTTATATAAGTCAGCAGCTTCGCTTACAGCGTAATAAATCTTGTCAGTAATGTTAATTCGAGGGTCTAAACGGCTAGATTGCAGGGCAGAAGCCAATGGGACTATGCCATCTTGCGTAATTAACAACAAATCACCTGCAAACTTGAAAAAACAACGCCTTGCAAACACTTGACCTAGTTGCCATACCCCAATTAATGACCAATCGTTAGGGTCTGAAGGGTCAGAACCCTTAAAAACAATGGCTTCACCGTTATTAGTAATAAAAACAGCGTAATCATCTACCCCGTAACCTGCATCTAGTGTCCAAGTACCCATTGCCATGATGTAACCACCATTACGGGCAATAGCACCTAACGGATATGAAGTTGCAGCACCGCTAATGGCGTTTACACCTAAATACCAAAAGTTTAAAGTGCCTTCTTCTACAAAATAAAGGCGTTCTTTATGTAAATTGACATGAATTAGGTTGCTTGAATCTACGCCAGTAATGAATTTAGCGACTGTATATGAACCTAATGGGCTTGCAGGGCTAGTAGCTGGGGCAGATAAAGCGGTATAAGTAAAGGTTGTGCCGTTTGTAACCGTTATTCTGAATGTGCCGTTGTATTCTGCTGGGCTTGCGCCTGTAATAGTGACTTGATTGCCTGTTACAAGACCATGCGCTGCGCTAGTAACAAGCGTACAAGTTGTGCCTGACGATGTAAGGTTACTAATTGTTTGTGCGGTGCTTATATTGGCGTATTTAACCCAAGTTGTGCCGTCATAAATAAGGGCTGCATCCGTGCCATTGACTGCGGTCAAGAAGTTGCCACCTGCGGTAGAAGCATTGACATACTGCAAGCGGTCACTACCCTGCCCTGTTACAACAGAAGTCGCTGCGCCAGCAGTTGAAACATCATAAATTGTGCTTCCAGCCGCAGCAAATAATTTGCTTGAAGAACCGCCTGAATACTGCATTAGGGTATCAACTTGCCCTGTAATGCCTGTAGCGTACTGGGTGTAACCTTTTCTTAACTGTATTTGAGATGGGCTTGGGTAAAAGTTGTTTAAAACTACCGCATCCATTGGGTTCATTTCAGCTACAGAATCTCTAGCATTCCATCCGCCTATGGGTGCTGGTACTGAAGCAGTTGTGGCTGTAAACCGTTTAGCGACCGCCATGATTAACTGCCGTAGCCAGTATCGGGGATGTTTGCCCAGCCAATCAGCACGGCACTTGGGCTAGGTGCAAATGACAGGGTAGCAGATCCTTTATCGTTAGCTTTAGCAACGCTTAAATAACGCTGATAATCTTGTTGCAATGCAGTAGTGTCAAACGATTTGACTTGGAAATACTTTAGTTTTGTCAGCAATACAAGGACTGAATCGTCTAATACGGTTGTGTCGCTATCTGCTGTAAAGCTGTTTTTTACTTGATTTGTGGCACTTCTAGCCCAACCCTTAGAACGATACTCAAAGCCGAGATATTCAAGGGTGTTATATGGTGGCCAAATTTGAAACTCATTGCCAAGAATACGCCAACGAACCCGAGGGCCTGTTGAAATATAGCCTGACTTTAGCCATTGCCATTGCTGTGCATCAACTGGGCCAAGCATTTGCCAATGTTTTGTCTTATCCCAATGGGTATTATCGGTAACGGTTTCATAATCAGGCGGTAAGGGATACTTCGTTTTACTGAAGGTCACAGTACCGCCAACGCTTGTAGCCGAGGCTAACTGGGTGGTCGTTACGGTTGATCCTGAAACTGTATTGACATAGGTATCTTGAGGGATAGCCGTGCCAACGATTGAGTATGTATCATCCAAACCTGTGGTATCAGCAACATTTAACAGATCGTAAGTGTTGTTGATCGTATCGCAGGTTGTGGTGATTGCTGTGGTATAGAAGCGATATTCCAGCTCCAATGCTTGCCAATTGTGTTCCTTAATTAGGTCGTACCCTGCACGGTTCATCAACGCCAAGACTTGCTGCACATCTTGGTTTGTGTTGCCTTGCACATAAGTGGGTACAGCTAAGTTAAGTTCAGCGGTGACTTGCTGCACCAATTCAAGCATTGTTGCTGACATATTAGGCTTCCTCTGTGGCTACCGTTTTCTGTTTACGGGGTTTCTTTTCACCAACAGCAGCAAGTATAGTGGCCATTTGTTCCTGCATTTGAGCCAGCTTCGCTTCCGTTTCTGCCTTCATTTTAGCAGTTTCTAGTTCCTTTT